ACGGAGCCGCCTCTATAAGCGCCCGTGTCGGGGCGTAGCGCAGCCCGGTTAGCGCACTAGTCTGGGAGACTAGGGGTCGGAGGTTCAAATCCTCTCGCCCCGACCATTTTTCAAAAATAAATTCAATGACTTAGAGCGCGCGCCGAAAGCGTGCGCCTGAGCAATTGTCTGGATTGTCGCCACCCTGTCGCCACGGCGAAATTATTTGTCGCCACGCCTTGCCTAATTCAGTTAGCGTTCGCGTCAGCACGGACGCATGTCATTCGAGCGCACGCCAAAGTTGTGCATTTGGCAAGCGTCATGGTCTGGCTTGCCGAGGCGATGGGCTGACGATGCGACGTTGGGGAAATGACACAGCAGATGACTGAAGCAGTCGCCAGCGTGCGCGGCAATGGGCATGACCATGGTCGGCTACTACAGTCGGGGCGCTTCGTTGCGAAGACAATCATGGTTGGGCTGGTGCTGGCCAGCATCGCATCGGCCACTGCTGCATCGGAAGGCCGCCATCTGACGCCACAGGAACGCGAGGCGGTCGGCAGGTCACTTGCGAGCCAATTGCGAGATCCGGGCTCGGCTGTGTTCAAGTTCACCAAGACCGTCAATGGCCGCGTCTGCGGGTTGGTCAATGCGCGAAACGGCTATGGCGGGTTCACCGGATTTCTTCCGTTTCACGTCAACGTAAGGCGCGAAAGCAAGACGAGCATCTACGTAGGGTCAGGCTCGTTTGGCAGCATTGAGCCATTTCGCAACCAGGCAATTGAGAACGTCTGCGCAGAATGGGGAATGATCATCTATTCGGCCCGATGAAAGCAGAAGCCCTGCCACGGTGATCCTGGCGGGGCTGGTTTGTGGGCTAAGTAAAGAAAAGCCCCGCCACCCTTTTCGGGCAGCGGGGTAAGCCGTCAGACTAGATGCGCAGCGGCTAAGCGGCGGGTGGCGTCCGCGATGGCAGGTGGGCGGTTTTCGTCTCAACGGCGAACAGTTCGATCGCGAACCTGGCCAAGACCGCATGCTGCTGCGAAGCCTCACCATTGCTGCCGACTTCAACCGGCTTCACCGGAAAGGCGATCTCGCCCTGTTTTATCATAACGTCCATACCGGCCACGACCAGTTCATGATCGTGGCCGTGCATCATTGCCGTCATCATGTAGCGGCAGATGAAGTTGAGCGCGTCGACGCGCGCCCGGAGTGCAATCGCTTCGTCTTCAGTCATGTCGGTGTCCTTTGGGTTTGCTGATGGTGTCCGGCATTATCGCCTCGCCAATTGCGGACGGGCGCCGCCCATGGACTGCTGCGCCCGATAGATCGGAGATCCGGGGTTCGTGGTCTCAGACGCGACCTTTTCAACCACGATGTCGAGGATGTTGACCCCGCCAGATCCAGTGCTGGACTGCGTCTTGACCTCGCCGCCGCTCTTGTTCGTGATGTTGACCACGATGGCGGGGCTGCTTCTGGACCCACTGTCATGGACCTGGACGCCAAGCGAGCCGTTTGGACCACGCCGAAGTGGCATGATGGCTTCCGCCCCGGCTTCACCCATCAGGCCCATCGAGCCCCCGGCCATCGGGAACATCGTTGGGGAACTGACGACGCCGCCACGCGCGAACGGGATGACGTTGCCGCCGTAGAAGGCGTTGCCCTTGGCGTTCACGGAACCGAGAAGCTGCATCGGAGCACCCGCACCGCCGCCGCCGAAGAAGCTGAATATTGAGCCGAGCAGACCGCCACCTCCACCGCCGCCCTGCCCGAGCCCGCCGATCAGCATCCGGATCGACTCGTTCATCAGCGAACTGAGCAGCGTGTTGGTGAAGTTCCGCGTCGCGCTGGTCAGGGCATCCATGAAGGATTTGCTCTGCTGGAGTTCGGTGCTGAGTGTAGAGCCAAACCCTTGAAACAGGCCGTTGGTGCTTTCCAGTTCGGCGTTGAAACGCATCTGTGCGGCAAGAGCGCCGTCCATGTGCGCCTTGTATCCATCATCACCATAAACGCTTCGGAGACGGTTCGCGATTGTCGCGTCGACGCCGCTTCTGCCAAACTGGTCCCGCTCAAATGCCAGATCTCGGCCCGCACGCTGTTCGGCCTGCTCTTGGCGCGCGAGACCAATGGCCGCGGCCAGTTTCCGAAACTGCTCGATCTCGCTTTCTGGCACCGAAAGGCCCAGCGCCTGATACTGCCGCTTCGCATCGGCAAGCAGTTGCTGTTCGGTTCTCGCCCGCTCTTGCGCGGCGATTCCGCCGCCCATCGCAGCGGTTTCGGCCCTGATCGATTGCAGGTTATCGTTTGCCGACTGGATGCGAGCCCGAGACGCCTCGGAAAGCTGCGCTTGGATCTGAACACGCGCGATCAGTGCGGCATTGCCTTCTCGCGTCGCACGATCTTCGGCGCTGCCCGCTTGAGCACCAGCCATGCGATTGTCGAGCCGTGCGCGGGCGATGGCCGCGGCTTCTTTTTCGGCAGCGGTGCGCGCCGTCATCTCTTGGCGCTGAACAGCGGTTTCCTGATTGAGCCTTTGTGTCAGCGTAAGTGTGCTCTCCAGGGCCTTGTTGCGATCAATGTTGCCAGCCTTGTCAAACAAGTTTGCGGCGCCGGTCTGGTCGCGGATTGCTTGCTGAGCAACGGCAAGGTCACGCGTGATCTTGGTTCGCTCCCGCAGCCGTTCCGCAAGAAAGTCTTGTGTCATGGCCTCTGCATCGGGGCCGCTGAAGGATGCACCGCGCCGGCCCTCGGCTTCGAAAGCTGCCTTTGCCTGGCGCAAGCGTTCATACTGACTGATCAGCCGTTCAAGGTTTTCGCTGGCCTGCCGATCAGGGGCACCAAGCTCACGACCCGCCACCGTTCCGGCCTCGATACGCCGCTGGCCTTGTGCGGCTGCGAAGGCATCGACACGGGACCGTGCGGCGATCACTGGATCAATGATACCGGCTGAAGCTGGCATCACGGCAAGGGCTGTCCGGGCTTGCTCAAGCTGACGTGTCACATCGGCAAGGCGAGCACCCCATTTTTCTGTTGCCTCAGGGAATCGCTCGAACCGATGAAGCATGTCTTCTGCTAGACGCTTCTGATTTTCCAGATCGTTGACCACGCCTATCTGCGCCGATGCCGCCCGCTGGTCACTGGTACGCCCGCCGCCTGTCATCGCATCGAGGGCGCGACCAACAGCATCAGCGGCGCCCGATGCCGCCGCTGCAAGGCCCTGCCATGAGCGAGCCCAGAAGCCCGTCAGTTCATCGGCCTTGCCGATACGATCACGGACACGATCCAGAATCACGTTCTGCGCTTCCTGTTCCCTTCCCGATTCCGCTAGCCTTCGGATGTAGTCACGCATCGTGCCATTGATGCCGCCAAGCGCTTTGTTGAGGTCTTCGGCACCCTTCACCGGATCCGCGAACGATGTGGCAAGCAGTTTGTTGGCTTCGGCGGCATCAATGCCCAGGGTCGCTGCGGTGTCGCGCTGCAACCCCGCGATGCTGGCCAGATTGCGCGGATCGATCCGGCCCGTGTTCGCGAGTGCGTTCAGTGTTCCGCGCGCGTTGCCGGCGCTGCCGCCCTGCCTTTTCGCAACTTCATCAGCCATGCTGATGATTTGCGCCGCGGCAATGCCCGCACTCCGGCCCGTGCCCTGAAGCGCGCGGTCGGTGTCGCGCAACACGCCCTGCCACCGCTCATAGGCTGCGAAGCCAGCCACAGCACCACCGACCAGCGTTGCGCCAAGCAGCCGTGCCGGCGTGATGACGCTGCCGATCGCACGTGCGGTGTCACCGAACACCGATGGCGACTGCTGCCAAACCTGAAGGATCTGACCTCCCTGTTGGGCAAGGGTCTGGAACAGGCCGGTGCCTGATGCCAGTTGAGTGGCAACGTCGTTGATCTGGAAGCCCAATTGCGTCACAGCCTGCGCATTGCCGCGATTGTTGCCCGTGGCGCTGCTGCCAGTTCCTAGCCGGGCTTGCGTCTGTGCCAGCGTCGAATAACGGGCATTGAGTTCGGTTAGGATCGGGTTGAGAGACACATAGCCTTGTGCCGCCAGCTTTGCGGCATCGGCTTGCTGACCAAACCGCTTGTAAATGCCATCCAGGATCTGTGAGCCGCGCGCCGGGCTCATGCCGGTATCCAAGGCGCGGCCGACTTGGCGAACCGCCTGTTCAAACTTTGCTGCGCTGGAATAGCCGTCGATATAGCTGCGGGACAAGCTGGCCATGCCCGGCGAAAGGCGCGCAATCGCAGCGTCCTCGGCAGCAAGCGCAGCACCAACGGCCTTGCTGCCGGCAATCATCTGTGTATCAGCGGCGGCCTTCTGACGCGCACCATCAACGTAACCCGATGCGTCGAGTTCTGCGCTGACGCGAAGGCTTGAAAGTTTCACGGTCATGGTGGTGCTCGATCTTGTCAGAGGAACAGAAAGCCTTCAGGGCGTTCGGTTTCGTAAATGCTTGGCCCAAAACCCTCGCCAGCCATGGCGCGGCCAACCGCCATGGCCGCTGCAACCGCACCATCAATCCGGTCGCGGGATTTGCCTTTGTGGAATGAGCGATTGCCCTTTCCGTCGTCCTGCACCGCCACATTCTCGAAACACCAGCGCAGCACTGGATTGCCGTCGTGCTGGAATGTGCGCCCGATGAGTGCACGCTCAAGGTCGGCAATCGCCGGTCCCATGGTGCGCCAGCCCTGGCGCATCTCAACCACCGGCAAACCGTCTTGTGATAGCGGCAAGCTGATCTGACGGGAATAAGCGGGATCGAAGGCGATTTCGCGAACGTCGTACTGGTCGCAAAGGCCCCTGATTTGATCCTCGACAGCGGCATAATCGACCACGTTGCCGGGCGTTGCGATGATGTGGCCTTCGTCTGCCCATCGTGGATAAGGGACACCATCCCGATCGGCACGGGCGCGCATGTTCTCTGCTGGCACGAAGAACCACGCCTTGACGATGATGTGCCCGTCATCGGTGCGCCATGCCGCAACCACTGCTGTCAGATCGGTCGTCACGCTGGCGTCGACTGCAAGCCAGCATGGCAGGCCGGCAAGATCATCGTCATCGATTGCAGTCTCGCCTTCATCGAACACAGCCATGTCGACAAACGGTGCTGTGCTGCGATCAAGCCAGACGTTCAAATGCAGTTGCCGGAAGTCTTCACGGTCGGCGGGACGTTCTCGCGCCTCCCTTGCGAGCTGTCGCAAGCCGTCCAGATCAGGGAAGCCCATGGCAAGGCCGGGGTTGACCGCATGCCACAGGACTTCCGACTGCCAGTCGCAATCCGCCGGGGATTGAAACAAGACGGGGAGAAAGCCGGGATCAAGCGCGGGGTTCGCCGCAACCTTCTGAGCGTAGTCGTACAGGCCCCAGGCGAGGTTTTCCTTGCCCCTGCCCGCTGTGGTGATCACCACCATCAGCGCGCCGGGCTGCTTCACCAGGCCCGTGCGCAACGCCGTCCAGAGCTTGCGGGATTTCCAAGCATGCAGTTCGTCTGCAAGCACGAAGGCCGGTGTGCGGCCGTGCTGCAAATCGCCTTCGCTTGGAATCGTGCGAAACTCGGTCCCGCTCTTGCGGTGCTCGATCAGGCTTTCGCTTTCCGTGACCTTGGCGAACTTAGCCAGCCATGGCGTCGCCTGCACGATGGTTCGCGCTTCATCGGCGGCAATTGTAGCCTGATCTTGCGCCGCCGCGGCTGCGATGATCTGCCCGCCTGGCACCTTTTCGTGTCCGAACGTGTGCAGCAAGGCGAGGCCCGCGCCGATCGTTGTCTTGCGGGCACCGCGCGGGATCATGATGAACACGACTTTGACTTGCCGCCTGCCCTCTTCCGTCGACGGACCATAGATCCGCCTTACGATCCGTTCCCAGAATGGCGGCAAGTCGAATGCACCAGATGGCGACTTCGGATGGCGAAGCGCTTTCAGGAACTCGACGGCCCGTTGACCACGGCCATGCGGATCAGAAATCGGGCTGTCATCAGAGGTCCAGGCCGGACGGGGCACCATCATCGTCTTGTCCTTCAACAGCACCAGACAGCGCCTTGCGCGACCGTGCGGCGGGTGTCAGGCCAAGTTCGGCAGCAAGGCGCGCAACCATGTCTTGAGCCTTGTTCATGATCCCAAGCGCCGGGTGCGGCTTAGGCTCGCCAAGCTTCGTCCTGACAAAGGCTCCGTCGCGCTGGATGGCGGCCACGCACTGGCTAACCTGCCATCTGGCGATGCAATAGGACGCCACAGCGCCTAGCGTGACGGGTGTCAGCAGTTTGCGCGATGCGAGGTCAGAACAGACGCGGTTCCACTCAGCTTGGGCTTCTTTGGGCACATCGGGCGGCAACGGCGCGATGCTCGCTAACCCGCCTTCGACAGCGCGAAGGGTTGAAGTGCGGCGGCCTCTCATGGATTTCGGTCCTGTCTCAAGGCTCTATTTCCTGACAACGGAATTCGGCGGAACCTTGCGCGATGGACCCGTGGCGGTCCCAGCCCCTATCGCCATCGCTACGACCCGCCCCCCGGTCCCTGCCGAATGACTGCTCGCGCGCCGTGCGAGCGCTGTGATGGGCGTGGCAAAAGGGTCTGAGGTTCGACCACGACAGCCGCAAGTCAGGCCGATCTCTCACGCTGATGATGTGATCGACGTCGGTTGAAGGTGCGTTGCATCCGGGATGGCAGCACATCGGATGCCTGGCGAGGAACTGACGACGAACCGCTTTCCAGTCAGCATCGTATCCGCGCGCGCTGGCACTTTGCCGGTTCGCGTCCTGGCGTTGCCAAGCCACCTTGGCGCATTGTGGGCAGCGTGAGCCCTTGAAGGCGCCGTGACCGTGAGCGCAGAGACGCGCCGGAAGCGATGGCATCAGATCGACGGGATGCGGTATTGCGACAGCAACAGCGCGGCTTCTTGAGGGATGGCGCGGCTGATGCCGCTGGTCTGGAATGACCAAGAGCCCACAGCGTCGACGGTCTCGCTGCGCAAAGCGGGGTCGCGTTCACGGGCATGGAACAACGCCTTCGTGATGATGATCACCGAACGCTCAAGATCCGCGGGCACGTTGCGTTGTGCGCCTTCGAGCACGTAGCCTGCCCGGTAGCGGATCGTGGTGCGGCCGGCGGGCCAAGCGGGCAGCATCTTGCCGTCCTTCAGCATGATCACGGTGCCTTCGTGGCCTCCTGTCTCGAGGTCCGGCAAGGCAATGGGCTGGCCTTCGACGTCGCAAGAGATGATGTCGACGACGGGCATCTTATCGACGAACAGCCATGGGCATGACGAAGGATCGATGTCCTGCAATTCCTCTATGGCTTCAACGCCAAACACACGATTGGCAAAGCCCGCTGCCATTGCGCTGGCCTGGCCAATCATAGCTGTAATCAGCAGATCATCGGCACTGGTCGCAGCCGCGCCAAGTTCGAGACGCACGGCTTGAAGTGTCGTCAAGTTGGTGACGGTTGCGCTGGTGATGATGCGCATCAGTCGCATGGCTTATCCTCTCGAGCGGATGATGGCGTTATGTCAGGCCAGTAAGGTTTTGCGGCGCGCGCCACCCAAGCGCGCGCCGCAAACCGGTCGGTCCCTGTCCGGATTGCGACCGGGGATCGCCTCGATCCAAGCGCGGAAAGGAGACACGCAAGGTGAGGCAATGGGGTTGCCCAGGCTTTACAGCCCGGGCATATCGCGGCGGCCGTACATCCGGGCTCGCCACGATGGTTCATCAGACCGCGATCCGAAGCTTCACGAAGCGGGACACGTCGGTAACGTCGCCAGTCGTGCGCTTGCGGGCGTGCATTCGAACAATGCCGTTGGCGGCCTGGCTGTAGGGATCACGCAGCAGGCCGAACTCGACACGATCGACGATGCGATAGCCAGCGAAGTCACCGAACAGGATCGGGAAGGCGTTGGCCGCGACGGCAGGCATTTCCGGTGCTTCGATGATCGGGCGGCCAAGCAGCGTTGTGGGTGCGCCAGCGGTCAGACCGTCAAGAACCAGATAGCGGCCCTGCCCGTCCTTAAAGGTGCGAACCGTGGCGAGCGTATCGCCGTTCATCATCCAGGCTGCATTGCGACGATAGGCCGGAATGATCCGGTGCATCATCCTGATCAGCACGTCAGCCGGGTTGGATGCCGCAAAGCCGCCGGCCGCGCCGCTGTTCGATTCCAGCATGCCAGCCGCCGTCATGATGCCCCTCGGCTTGCCGACGCCGTCACCGGTGACAAAGGCCGCGCCTTCCGAAATGCCGAACGCTTCGCCCAGATCGGTCGCGAGTTCGCTTTCGAGGCCATAGGCGTTGTCTTCAAGCAGCGCCTGCGACACGTCGACGAAGGTGCCCAGTTCCTGCGGGGTGAACGTGACCTGATCATAGGTCGGTTCGGACGTGGTGCGCGCGACGGTCTCAGCCGTCCAGGTCGCGGCGGTTGTGGTGAGCCGACGCGGGTAGCGCTGCTCACTTGCACCCGTGGTCACGACGCGGGCGAAGTTGCGAACCTCGCTGAAGAACGTAACGCGCTTGATCACCTCGCTTGCGAATTCGGCCGGTGCGAGGAAGCCACCTGCGGTATTGTTCGACACACGAAGCGTCTTCACTTCATCCGCCGAAAGCGCTTCCTGGCCTTTGCGAGCGTACAGCTCGAATGCCTTCATCTCCGGGGTTTTGCTGCCCAGCGTAACGGCTGGCACGACGTTTGGTCGCGCCATCTGGGTTTCGAGCGCATCGGCACGGTCATTGGCCGCCTTCACTTCGAGGGCGAGCGTAGCAAGCTTGGTTTCGATGGCGGCCAGATCAGGCGCGCCCGTGGTGTTGGCTGACATTGGGTCGGCCCTTTCTGCCGCATTGGCGGCCTTGACGCTGGTGAGCCGCGCGCCGGGATTGGCTGGCGTCGACACAAGCGAAACTTCGATCAGTTCGATGTCTTCAAGGATCCGGGTGTTGTCCGGCCCGGTGCTGGCCTTGCGGGTTCGAAACCCGATCGAGAGGCCGCCGATTGCACCCATCCTGGCCAGCGAACGGGCGTCACGGCCTCGAACCGTGTCGGCAAGGCGTGCCGCGATCTTGAGCCCGTCTGGCGCGTCTTCGATAAGGTCGATCACGCCAACGGGTTCGGAAGGGTCGTGCGACCACAGAAGCGCCGGCATGGTGCCGGCCGCCCTGTGCTCCCCAAGGCTCTTGGTGAAGGCACCTCGCGCGATGGTGTCGCCATGCCGGTCGACGCCGCCGAATGTGCTGGCAAGCCCCGTGAAAGACGCGTCTTCGCTGTCGCCTGAGAGCTTAAGCTCAAGCGACTTGTGTTCGATTGTCATGTGGCGGCTACTCGGCTGGCTTGGTGGCTGGCGTGCCCAACGGGCGCGATTGAACGGACGTCATGAACGCACTGCCGCCTGGCACCGGCCCGCGCATGATGGCGGCCCGTTCCTCATCGATTGAGCCCAACCCGGTTTCGATGCGCTTCGCAGCGGCAGCGGTGCGCTTCTCAAGGTCTGCAACCGCGAAGCTGGAATAGTCGACTTCAACCGTCACCTTGCCAATGTCGCCAGCGGGCAAGAGCACGCGCTCAAGCTCGTCTTCAAGCTGTTCGTTCCAGGGCGTCAGGCTGAAACTGAGAAGGTTTTGCGCGGCCTGTTCGCTGTTGGCGAATGTCGCTTTCGATGTCTCGCCAAGCAGGATTGGCGACAGGTTCGCGGCTCGGGCGATCTCAGAAATCGCGAAGCTGCGCAATTCGAGGAATTGCGCGTCAGTCGACTTTAGCGCCAGCGCTTCCCAAGTGACGCCTTCCTCAAGCACCAGCGTGCGGCCTGCATTTGCACCGCCAGCGTATGTAGAAGCGAAAGACAGCTTCAGCCGCTCAAGCATCGACGGCGTCAGCGCCTTGGCGAACTTCAACGCGCCAGCAGGACGTGCCCCGGATCCGAACAATCCAGCCGCGTGCTGTTCCATGACCAGCGCCAAGCCGATTGCTTCGCTGGCATGGTGCACCAACCCAGCGCCGCGCGTGCCATCGGCTGAGGGCAGGTCGCGGAGGTGGATGATATCGCGCGCCGGATAGACGCGACTCTGATCATTGGCGAGGCTCACGCGATATTGCGGCTCGGAAGTTGTGCCGATCTGTTCGACGCCAACCGCATGCGGAGGCAAACGGTGCAACTCTCGCACTTCGCCGCGCACCCGGATCGCCAGCGCGTAGCCGTTGCCGGTCAACACAGCATCTGCGATCACGTCGCGCCAAAGCCGTGTCTTGCCGGTCCAAGCGTTCGGGCGTGCCATCAGCGCAGCGGGGCGATAGTCGAGGCCAAGTTCGGTCATCGCGCCGCCTGTCCCGCGCCGGATGAACCGAACCGGAAGGCTGGCGATCGAACCGCCTATCAGGCTCACGGCCTGGCGCACGGGTGTGCAACGCAATGCGGTTTCAGCAGTGACCGCGACGCCGTTGGCGCTGCCGATGACGCCGAACACGCCGAATCCGTGCATGTCGGGATATGCTAACGATTTCGCTTCGACGGCCTCTTGCGAGGCGCGGCGGGTGAATGGCCACATCATGGGTATCCAATCGGGCAACAAAAAACCCGCCGGCTTGCGCGGGCGGGTCATTGATTCGCCCGCAGAACGGGCTATGGAAAGTTTTTTGAATCCTGCATGGATGCAAGTCAAGCAGAAATTTGCGGTATCCTATCTTGCGCCCATACTTTGTGCCTCAAGCCAGCCTCGCACCTTGGCCACGGTCGGCACCAACCGCCGATCATCGTCGGCGTCCAGCGTCTCGACGTGCTTGAGCAAAGCCAGTGCATCAGTCGGCCCGGCGATAGGCGCGGCAAGCATCGCGGTTTCGATATCGAGAGCCCGTCGCTGCGCAAGGTCAATATCGGCGTCATTCGACAGCGCTTCGAGGCTATCCATGATCGAGTGAAATTTTATTGATAGTTCAGCAATTGACATCGCGATCTCCGTTGTTAGCAGATCAATAATGTCACGATTTTCGATGCTGTAAACTGCAAAAAAAATATTACTCAAGTGGAAGAGTCATTACAAATATATTATTACTGCCCTTGATCAAATTTCCCCATTTTAGGGCAGGCATGGGGATCGATCAGCGCAGCCATTCGCCACTGTTCCCGCTTTTGCAGCCTCGCGAGATGCCCCGCATTCGCGTTTTGAGGCACCGCCAGCGGCTTTGCAAGTGATCGGGCCGCCGGCCTAGGTGCGCATGTGCCGGACGCCAGCCAGCGCCCTCCCCTGCAAGTCTTCAAACCGCGTCGCGGTCTACACTCGCGTCACGCTGCCGTTTTTTCTCGGCTTGGTGACGAAGCAGTCCAGCCGCGCGCCTGCGGTTCCTTTCGCGCCGATCAATTTCCTGCCCGCGGCAAAACGCAATGATCATCGGAGCGCGCAAGCACTCCGGGATGTCGTCGCGGTCCATGATCTCGCTCATCTCGTTGAGGTCAACCCGACGGTGATCGCGCAAGATCGTCAAGCGACCACCACCGATCGGAACGACGGCGCTGGTCTGGCTTCTGGCTTCAGGATCTACACAAGCCGGCATCGGCGACGCGAGCGCGGCCGTTTGTGCTGCCCAGGCGAACAAGTCCAGATTGTCGCTCATGCTGCTTCTTCCTCGTCGTCGGGCAGGGGTGTGCTGTAGGAACGGGTTCCCGTTTCTTCTCGATAGCCTCTTTCTTCCGGGATAGTCTCAAAGGGATCAGATGAAAGGGTTCTATCAAAGGAATAGGCGGAAGTGGAGTTCCGGTCACTTGGAAGCAGAGTTCCGGTCACCACCGGAAGCGCAGTTCCGGTCACACCGGAAGCAGAGTTCCGGTCACTCGCCTCAACAGCGCAGGCTTGACGACGCCCATCGGCCTCAGATCGCGCCAGTTCTCGACGCATCCGCAATGACGCCAAGCGCACCGAATTTGCGGTGAGTTTGTATGTGTTTGAACGCATCCGACCGTTTCGCGTCGATCGTATCCAGTCTCGGGCTTCAAGTTGCGCCAGCCCATCACGAACAGACCGTTCGGTGATGCCAAGGTCGCACGCCATACGCTGCTGCCCTGGAAAAATGCCGTAAATGCTCGCGACCTCTATCAGGTAGGTTGCAATGCGCTGCGCAGAACAAGTCAGGCCTTCGTCGCGATTGACCCACTCACGCCATTCAAGCTTGGCGCTGCGAAACGAGTTTTCATCCGAGTATGGAATAGGCCTTACCGTTCCTGTCATGGTGTCGCCCCATCAACAACGCCATGACAGTCCGGTGCCGCGGCCCGCTTTCGGCGCTGATCGAGCTTGCCAAGAGCCTTCGCAGAGTCTTTCCCCGCGATGATCACCAGCTTCGCGAATTGCTCCGGCTCACGTTGCTGCATGCCCAGGATCACGCGCTGGCCGATGCGGCGCATTTCGATTTGGAACGATTCTTCCGGGTTGCGGATCATCGCGCGGCCCTCCGCGCAAGCGCCGATCGAGCGGCTGCCTCACTCGGCACCGTGCCGGGAATGGCTGTGAATTCGCCTGCCCGATCGCACCATTTCCAAGCACGCCAGATGACGCCAGCGCCCTCCAAACGGCCAAGCAGGTCGCCGGCGGAATTGTGGACTAGAATCGACTTCGCCGCTGGACGGGCTGGCGAGCGGCGGAAGTTGAGTTGAGGGCGCGCGATCATCGATCGCCCCCCTTTGTCGTGAACACTGGAATCTCGATCTTTGTATCTCGCGATGCCATAGCGAACGACACCAAGGCATTTTCGAGCCAGAAGACGTCACGGGCGAACCGCGCGAAGTTGTCGGGTGGCTTGGCATCCAGACGATCAAGCCAGTTTTCGAGGGTGCAGACGTCTCGCCCGGCAAGGGCATCGGCGGCACGGTGGAGGGCGATGGTCAGGGGCAGAGATTGCATCGGCCTGCCCCTCACGCTGCTTTGCCAGCATCGGACGTTGACGATCGAACGCATGATGCGACCCACGCATCAAGGTCACCCCTGCGATACCGCACATTCTGAGGGCTGATCTTGTAGTAGATCGGGCCGCCGCCGGTCACCCTGAGTTGCTCTAGGTAATTTTTCGAGACCTTCAGTTCGGCAGCCGCTTCCTTCGTGGTCAGAAGTTCTTGGGGTGTGTTCGCTGTCATGGCGAGCGCTCCTGTGTGGTTAGGGACGCTCTCTATTATTCACATGCTCGAACTCACCGCAAAAGGCATTTGCCCATGATTATTGCGGAGTTTGCCTTGCGCGCCTTGCCCGATTTTGCGCCATGAAACCGCGACGCGGGGCGACGTGTCGGTCAAAGCTCTCGAGAAGACCCGCTTCTGTCACGCCGATTCCGCAAGGCTGCATGACCTCGAATGCGAACGCCAGAAACTCTTTTTTGGTACGACTTGCTTGACCTTCTTCGTCCCAAATTTCCAGTAGCATCAACAAGCATTCATGCTGCCAGTCTTTGCCCTTCTGGTTTATCTCAAGTTTCTTGCCAGCATTTTCAATATGTGTATGTAGCTTTTTCATCAATCCGACGATGCTTTCAATCTCCGAAATGACGCCTTTGCCAATTGAGACGGGCTCATGAACTCTGCCAGTCAAGCGCTTATCCACGATCATTACAGCTCTATAGTATTGATTTAGGCCGGTTATGCCCTTTAGGAAGTGATCACCCGCTGCCGCATACGCGTCGAAGCATTTCAACGGATCCGGCTTTTCTCCTTTTTCCCTATAGAAAGCGCGCGTAAGTGCCAAGGTATCTTCAATACGACTGCGAACGGCTAAGCCATGAGCGCAGTCGCTTACGATTGCCGGCACAAAATGGGCTGCGATGCGGGACCAGTCATTGTCGTCAAGCATCGGTTTCATGCCCGCCCCCTGCGCATCTTGACGACCTCAGCCGACTTGACGGGCTCGCCAAGCGCACCGGCGATCTGTGCTGCGATGGTTTCGGATGCCTTGCGCAACGGATCGTCTGCCAAGTGCGCGTATCGTTGTGTCGTTTCGGGGTTCTTGTGGCCAAGCAACCGCCCGATGACCGGCAAGCCCATGCCGCCACCTGCTCCGAAACTGGCGAATGAGTGCCGAAGGTCATGGATCCGCAAGCCCTCCAAGCCCGCGCGCTTGGTCACCAGCGCCCATGGCCGTTTAAGGTCCGCACGTGGCTTTTCAGGTTCGCCTTTGGCAGGTGCCTCGCCTTTGATGACGTAGATTCCCTTCCGCTCAATCGACGCCAGCACAGCCAGAGCAGGGGCGTTGAGCACGATCGGCTTTCGCCCAGTCTTGCTGTCGCCAAGCATCAGAACGCCGCGCTCGGTGTCCACCTCTGACCACTTCAGGTGCAGGATCTCACGAAGCCGCGCGCCCGTGAACAAAAGCAACCGCAATGCCGCCGCCACCTCGGGCTCGATGATGGTGCGCGCGTTCTCGGGCTTGGGGATATGCTTGGCGTTGGGCCGTTCGCGGTCCACCTCCCACGCAATCCCGACCGTCTCGGCTTCGCGGATTGCGTCGCCAAGTGCCTTCAGTTCCGCCGATGAAAGGTAGCGCTCGGCTGGCGATTCCTTGAAGCGCTCATGGCCTTTCGCCGGGTTTTCAATGTCACGCACGACGCCGACCTTGCGCGCCCATGTGTAGAGCCCGGACAGGGTGTTCATGACCCGATTAGCTGTTGCTGGCCTTGTCGCGCCGACTTGCCGATGAACCTTCGCCAGATGGCTGAATGTCACCGCATCCGCCTTCAGATTGCCGATGCGAGGCGCGATGTGCTTGTCAAAATAGATGGTATAAAGCGTCAGCGTTGACGGCTTCCGCTTGGGTGCGATTTCCTCTTTGAGGTATCGCGCCGCCAGATCGGCCAACGTTGGCATTTCCCGATGCTCAGCCAGTTGGGCAGCGGGATCAGCGCCGCCGATGACGCCACGATGATGCCTGATGGCCATCGCCCGCGCTTCGTCGGGCGTCAGGTCACCAACACGCGCCAGCTTCAGGCGCCGCTTGCTAACTGATCGCCCGCCACCATCGGGCCGGTATTCCAGCACATAGGTGCCAGTGCCGGACGGCATCATGCGAATGCCGAAACCCTTCACCTCACTATCGAAATACATCACCGGCTTGTCGCTTGGCGTGAGCGCGTCAACCGTGCGCTTGCTGATTTTTATCACCGGCATTGTGCAACCTCCGACAGCTAGTCAGGCGCGTTTTGTCGCCACCGTGTCGCCACCGCAATCTAAGCGGCAACCAACGGCCACTAGTGACTTGAGGTTCAAGGTGCTGTTTGTCAATGCGGTATGTGGCGACAAACAAAGCTAATATGCTGTAAAATATGGCTAAAATCGGCCTGGGAGACTAGGGGTCGGAGGTTCAAATCCTCTCGCCCCGACCAAATTACCAACCAACATCATGGCGTTGCAAGAGGGTCGCGTGAGCGGCCTTTTTCGTTTGGCGACGTTTGCCCGCCGCCGGGCCAGGATCGTTGCATCGCTCAGTGCCATTGCCCGAGGCGGTCATGCACAGGCTGGCCGCCCAGCAGGGTCAGATCGCAGGCCGTGTCATCGCGCACCTGTTCGGGGCTGGC